CGACGAACGGGCTCGGCGTATTGCACCAGGTCGCGACCGCCACATCGTTGCCCTGCGCGAGCGCGGTCGCAAGCGACGGCTCGGCCTGGATCGCGGTCTTGAGCGTCGCGCGCTGGGTGGGGGTGAGGTCCATGGTTTAGATCGTCCAAGTGCCCGAGACGTTGATCGTGTCGCCGTTGGCCACTGCCCGGTCGCCTTGCGTGAACAGCCCCGCGTTGATCAGCGTGCCGGTCGTGCCGTCTTTGGTGCTGTTGGTCGTCAAGAACGCACCCTTCACCGTGCCGGTCGCGGTGATTGAGAACGCCGACACCGCGCTGTTCGTGATCGAGCCCGCCGACGCCGCGTTTCCGAAAGTCGCTGCGGGGCGCGTGCTTTGCGAGTAATTCGGCGCGTTGGTCGGACCCGCTTCGGTCCAGCCAGCGTGTGAGGCCATCGTGTCGCCCGCAGCGATGGCCGAGTAGCTCACCGAGCTGATGAGGCCGAAGAAGAACGACGCGTTGTACGCCGACCCGCGAAACACCGTGTCCAGCACGAAGTTTCGGCCGACCGTAACGACCAAGTTATGGAAGTCCTCGACCCACTTCTGCTGACCGTCCGGGCCGATGCATTCGACGCGGTATTGCATCCCGATGTCCACGCACTCGGACAGCGTCGGGCGCGCGATAAGACCACCGCCGAAGGTGTCGACGATCGGAAGATTGTTTTCCATCATTGAAGTCCTACGATGTTGCCCTGCTTGTCCCGCGCCACTGGGCGCACGACACCGTTAACCCGCACGCCTACAACTTTGCCGCCCTCGCGCACCACTTCACGCGGCGCATTCAGCGTGCCGGTGACCTCGGCGAACCGTTCTTCGACGCGCTGCGCCATCATTTGCAGGTTCGCCATGATTTCCTGCGTTGCCGACGCAAGCCCGTCCACTTTGTCGGCGCCTTCCTGCACCTTCGACTGCTCGGCGCTTGTCTTGTAAGCGTCGTACTCCAACTGGCGAGTTTGCGACTGCTCTTGCGCCGCTGCGCCGGCCTGCTGCACGTACAGCTTTACCTGCGCGTCCAAGTCGGCCATGTACTTCTGCATATCCAGCCGCGCCGCCTCGATCGCTTGCTGCGTCTGCAAACGCATCTGTTCGATGCGCTCGTCGGCTTGCAGCTTCGCCCCCTCGATCTGCGGCTTCTGCTGAAGCTCGATGAGCTTCGGGTCGGGCGGCGGCGGCGGCGGCGGCTGCACTTGCTCGGCCGGCACGAAGAACTTGTTCGCCGACCCGAAGCCCGCCGCCTTCTCGATCTCTTGCAGCGTGTTGGCGACGTGCTTGGGCGTCGTGACGTTTAGCGGCAGCGTCTGCAACTGCATCCCAAGCACCATCTGGAGGTGCGCCATGAGCTGCTCGCGGTTGCCCGTGCCCATGCCCACATTGATGCGTAGGTCACGCCGCGTTTTCCACGTGCGCGGGTCAACGACCGCCCACTGGCCGCGCAGGCGCACCACCGCCTGCTTGTGGCCGTGCTTCAGAATCGTTTCGTGGACGATGCTGAACAGTTCTTCGACGCCCGCAGCGAACACCCGTGCAATCTGCTCCACACGCTGCGCCGCCGACGACGTAAGCTGCGCCACGCCCGAGGCGGTGCGGTTCAGCGCGTTCTGATCGACGCCCGTGAAGTACGAATTCACGCCGGCACGGTTCTGCCGGATGGAGTCCATGTACTCCAAACCCTGCATCGCCTGCGGGAAAATGTTCGGCGTCACTAGCGGCAGCGCATCAGCCCGCACGTCCCCGTTGCCGTCCGAGCGCACGATGCCGCCCGGCACCGAGGTCAGCATGTCGTCGAGGTTGATGTTGCCGTTAACGATCGTGCGCGGGTTGTTGGCGAGGAACAGATTGTTGATGCCCTGCCTGAGCATCATCGTCTTGATCTCCTGAATATCGGAGACCATGTCGTCCACGCTGATGCCGACGTGCCGGTGCGGCATCGGGGCGGGCACGATGCACGACACGGGGATGCGGTTGCATTCCTCGTGGTACAGCACCGTGCGGCCAACGACCATCACGTACTGAAGCTCGGCGATGCCGTCCTCGTCCGTGTCGTGGCGAATCCACACCATCCGCACCTTGACGCGGCGCATCGCCGGGTCGACTTGCGAGATGTCCTCACCGTCGGCCACGTCCTCGCCGAACTGGTCGCGCGCCTCGTCCTCTTCGGTGTCCGTCTCGCCGCCGTCGTCCGCGATCTCGTCGGGCACGTCCAGGCCCATCGCGCGCAGGTAGGAGATGGTCCGCATCTCCCAATACTCAAAGTAGTCGCAGTCGGCCAGTTGGAACGACGACGTGCGGTGCCCGACCTTGACGCGCTCGGGCGGCAGCACGCAAATCTTGACGTAGCCCTCTTGCCGCGTCTTGCGAACCACCACGTCGTACACCATCGGCGGCGGGGGAGGCGGCACCATGACCGGCTGCCCCGTCATCGGGTCGATAACCTGCTGCGGCGGCGGCTCGACGTAGTCGGGGTCGGGATACTCGTCCGACTGGATCAGTTCAAGCGTCGGATCTTCCAGCAGTTTCGCAAGCGACTCGGGCGACTGCCGCTCGTACTTCTCCTTCTCGACTTGCTTGGACGTGTCCCAGTACGCCATTGCATAGGCGTTCTTGGTCATCAAGGCGTCCATAAACCAGTCGTGCGTAATCTGGAACCACGGATTAAGGCGCTGGATGACGTACGACGTGTACGCGGACTCTTGGTCGGCTTGCTGCTCGTCGCCCGGCTCGGACGGCTCGAATACGCAAATGTCCTCGCTCGACGTGAAGATGCGCGTCAGGCTCGGGATAATCCAGTTGATCGTATCGAACGTGTCGCGCGAGACGACGGCCGACGTGCCCTCGGGCGCAGGATAGAGCGACGAGTCGCCCAGGTAACGCGAGATGGCGCGCGAACGCTGCGCGGAAAGCTCGCCCTCGCTGTCGCTGCCATAGGACGCGCTCTCGGCCGCGTCGATGGCGTTCAGCAGGCGATCGAAGTCCTGAGCCATTACGCAGCCTGCGGTGCCTTGCGGACGCGCTGGGCAGCCTCCAGCAGCGCCACACGCGCGACGAGATCCGCGATGCGCTCCTGCAACTCGGCGTTGTGCGCCCGCTGCTCGTCGAGCCGCTGCTCAAGTTCTTTCAGCCGGTTGTGGATTGCAATGCTCATCGGATGCCTAAATTGGGTAGCGGCAGAACCTTTTTGGGCTTTTCCTCGCGCAGCGCCATTGCCATGTACCGCACGCTATCGGCGGCGTGTGACGTGTGGTCGTGCAGCGGGCCGAGGCTGATCTGCCGCTTCTCGTCGTATCGGACGCGGTACTGGCGCAGATGCTCCAGCAGTTGCCCGCACTTGCGCTTGTCGAAGTACGCCCGTGGCAGCATCAGTCGCACGGCGTTGATGCCGTCCTCGACCTTCCACTGCGGCAGGATCTCAAACGTGATGCCGAGGCTTTTGGCTACGTCCACCCGGCTGCGTCCGCTGCCGATCTCGCGCACCGCAAGATCGTGCGGCCCGTAGTGCTTGGCGTACTTGTAGCCCTTGGCGTCGAGGATGCGGGCGTAGTGATCCAGCCCGTAGCCGGCTTCCTCGTGGTAGTCGATCACCCGCAGCACGCCGGACTTCAACTGCTGCCAGAACGTGATCGCCATGCTGTCGCTGATGCCCAAGTCCCACGCCGTGTACACCGGCAGCATCGGCTCGTAGGGCACGTCGGTGATGCGCCCGTCTTTCTCGGCGGCATCCAGCAACTTCGCGTAGTACGCCCCGGTGATGGCAGCGTCGAAGCTGCATTCCATCTCCTGCTCGTACTCGTTTTCGGGCATCGTGCGCTTGAGCATCGCCAACTGATCGTCGGCGAGGATGCCCGTCTCGGACGCCCGCAGCACTTGGCTGAACCACTCGTCGGGCGACGCCTGCGCGTCGGTGTAGAGCTTGTAGAGCAGCCCCGCCCTACCCTTCGGCGTGCCCGATGCGTCCAGCCAGCCGTTGCGATCGGACAGCGCCGGCAGCACCACCTGAGTCAGCGCCACCGACGGCACGTCCTGCGCCTCGTCAATCGCCAGCCCGTCGAAGTACAGGCCACGCAGCCGGTCGTAGTTCTCCAGGCCGTAGAGGCGGATCTGCGCGCCGTTGTGCGGCAGCACGACCGACAGTTCGGACTCGTTGACCTTCAGCCCCATGTCCAGCATGGGCGACGTGTAGTGCTTGAGGTACAGCCACGCGATGTCCTTCGCCTGGATGTACGTCGGTGCGCCGTAGCCGAAGCGCGGGTTGGGCTTACGGCACTCGACGGCGGCGCGGATCAGCTTGTTGATGCGAGCAACCGTCTTGCCGGCCCGTCGGTGCGCGACGGTGATGCTGAACCGCTGCGTGGCGGCGTGGTAGGGGAGGAACGCCGGGCGAGGTTCGTAGGGGATGACTACTTCTCGGACGCCCACCGGAACACCATCTCGACCGGCCCGCCGTCGAGGCCAGCCACGCCCTGCACGGCCTTGCCGTCGAGCCTGTCGCCGATCTCCTTCATCGCTGCGATGTCGCCTTCAGCGGCGAGGTCGAGGAGCTTTTCAGCGATGGAACGCAGGCGCTTGCCGTCGTCCGCAAGCACTGCGCGGCGGATGGACTCCTCCCAAAGCTTCGACTTGGAGGCGTTGCGATTTCCGATTGGCGCGCCGGCCATTCAATTCACCTAACCGCTTGAGCCGCAACGGGTTGTTCAAGCTAGAAAAGCGCCCGCCCGACACTCAGGCCGGGCGGGGCGAAGTCGCTTGTGGCGACAGGGGGAGGAGACTCGTTACTTACGCGGCGGCCACAGCCGGTCGTACCACGGGACAATGCCGCGTTTGCGCTCGGCTCGCTCAATAGCGCCGAACAGCCACAGAAGGAACACGCACGCCCCCACGATTGCCAATAAGCCGGCAACCGGGCCAAGCATGTCCCAACGCACGGTGTCCATCACTGCGGGGGCGCCGGCAGCGGCTGCCAATGCGTGACATCGTCCGGCATTAGCGACGTGGGGCCGGGCGTGTACCAAACATCGTCGTACCCGCGCCGCCCGTTCGGACGACCGCGCTCGGCAATCTGCACGGACCAGCGAGTACACACAAGGACGCGAGCGCCCCACTCGGGCATCCGCTCGCTACACGCGATCCAGTTCATTGCGCCTCCAAAAGCGAAAAGCCCCGCGCGACGTGTGTCGGGCGAAGCTCTGTGCGGACGCCGCTACCCGCATATAGCGGGCATGGCAGGCCGCGGTTCGCGGCGGGCAATACGCACATCATAGCGGCTCGGTAGACGGTGTCAAGTGTTCGCGCGTTTCAGCGCGTGCTGTCTGGCGCGATGCTGCGCGCGACGCTGACGTTGCGCTTGCTTCGTCGCCAGCCGCTCTTGCTTGCGACGCGCTTGCTGCTTCTTGCGCGTGCCGTCTCTTGAGTGCCGATTGCGGCCTGCGCTCACCTCACCCCCCTTTGCAGCCTATTGTGCGCCGCCACTTCCGCCTCATGCACCAGCGCCGCCAAGTCCCGCGCCCGCACCCGCATCCGATGGTAGCGGTGCAGATAGCGCCGCA